TGGCAAGCGTGTACATGATTGCGTGGGCCTGATTAAGGGCTACTTATGGTCTGATACAGCAACCTCGACACCCAAATACAACAGCGCTCAAGATGTGTCCGCAAATATGATGCGGGCGAATTGCAGGGAGCGTGGTGCCATCTCAACCATGCCTGACACACCCGGTGTACTGGTCTTTATGTCGGGTCACGTAGGCGTGTACATCGGCAATGGTGAGGTCATCGAAGCTCGTGGACATGAGTTTGGTGTAGTCAAAACAAAACTCGCACTCAGACCTTGGAAATGGTGGGGTAAGTGCCCTTATCTCACTTATCTGGACAAGGCTCCCACGATCACCATTGACAGCACAACCGCCACAAAGCCCGGCACATCATCTGCTATTGGCATCGGCAAGAAGGTAACTGTTAAGAAAGGCACCTGGAATGTCAGAAAGCTTCCCTCTGCCGATGCCGCTGTGATAGCCCAGGTCAAGGGTGGGCAGGTACTTAGCGTCGCCACAGGCTGGTCATATGTGCCTGCTTTAGGCGGCTGGATATCGGACAAAGGACTGGAATAAGAAAGGAGATCATCATGGATAATATTAAAAGATGGTTTATAGCCATTGGTGCGGCGTTGTCAAGCTGGCTCGGGCTGCTTTACGTTCCAATGATCGTGCTGATACTGTGCAACATCATTGACTATGGCACGGGGCTGTGTGCCGCAAAGTACCGTCAGGAGACTGTATGCTCGTACAAATCAATTCGTGGTATCGCTAAGAAAATATGTATGTGGCTGTTGGTTGCGGTAGGCGCTATACTGGACTGGCTTTTATCTTTTGCCGCTGCGAATATAGGGGTAACGATACCGTTTCATTTTCTTGTTGCATCGGTGGCGGCTGTTTGGCTCATCGCCAACGAGATCATTTCCATTCTGGAGAACGTCAAGGACATCGGTGCACCTCTGCCGCCTTTCCTTTTGAAACTGGCGAAAAACATTAAATCCAAAACGGAAGAGGCTGCTGATATGCAGATAGATAAGGAGGGCAAGTGATGGCTGATATCAAGGTTATTGAAAAAATCGTCTCGCCCGCTGCGTGCTGGTTTACTGTCTCATGCCCCAGCGATGAAGATGCAGATGCTGTTATCAAGGTAGTGCTCGACAGACCATATCCTTACATATGGGTAAACTCCGAGGCTGATGACGCATTTTTCGGACTGGTTCTTGCGATTGAGGACGTTGAGCGTGCGGCGATCATCGACCCCGAAACGGATACAGTGCTTGGCTATGACCTTAGCGCTGACGGCATACTGTCAGGCTCGGGGTATAACGCCAGATGTATTTCCACGGGAGCACGCAAAGAATTTTATGTTGTCCCGGGATATCCGTGCAAATCCAATCGCCTCAGATATACGGGACTGGCTGTATCCGCCCAGTACACGCCCGTGTGCCCGTTTATGCGGTCTAAGTCGGCTTGGTGAGTTATAGTGAAAAGCGAAAGTCCCTCGCAATAGTGCGGGGGACTTTTTGTGTTTTATAGGTAAATTACAAAGTGCGGGCAAACAAAGATGAGATACGTTAGTTAGACTGAAACCTTGACTTTTAAATGTCCATTTTTAACTGCTTGTTTTCCTTAAGTGCCTGTTCTACAATGCTCTCTTGTCCTAATGAGTCATAGTGCTCCTTTAGTCGATCTCGTAATCTAAACAGTTTTCCGCTTGCGGTATCAACCAAGTGACCATACGTTACGGCATGGATTCTTCCACTTGAAGTATTCTTTTCTGGATCTATATCCCCAAGTTTTGCACCGACTACATATGCGTCAATAGTCGCAGAACTATGTAACACAGCAGATTTACGTATCTGCCTAACATAATGTTCAATTTGACTTACTTCTTCATCAGTAATTTCAAATCCACCTCGCTTTACTTCAATAATCAGGATTTGGTCCGGTTTCATTATTTCGCCGGAGGTTGTATCAATTCTATCTGTACATACTGCTTTCAGAGAGTATTTTTTTAGACAAATAATATCAGGTCTGCGTTTTGGGTTATTTATTGCATCCAAATCGTAATCCTCGTCTTTAAATAGTCCTTTAACAACCGTTGTTAATGTTGAATTGGACATAAACATCGGAGAATCAAATTGCGCACCAAATAACCATCTCGAGTTAAGTATAAGCGGATGCAATGTATGCAATTCTTCAGTGGTTTGGTCATTATATATACGCTGAATGGCCTCAATAACTACAATGCGTTTATCTATTTCTCCAATCACTGTAGCAAGATCATCAACATTCCATGTGCTTAAAATGTCAGTTAACTTATCAAGCTGGTCTGGTGTCATCTGCCCCAATTGACTTAGAAGCAACTCTCCCTTTTTGGCTTTTTCTATGGAAATCATCGCTTCAACAGCGCTATGAAGATAGTCTGGTGTAATTACAGGGTTATCGTCCGTTACTTTCTCGATAAAAGCAGATATGTTTCGTTGACCGGTAACATTCAATGTTTCCAATTCATCTCTAACATCTTTTATGACATCTAATCTAACTTCGTTGAGATGGCTTTGCATTAACGATTTAATAAATTGATCAACTTCAGTTTTGATACAACGGTAAACACTTTCCATATAAACTGAGTCAATAAAGCCACTCCAATCGGGGAGTACATCATCGATCAAATCATCGGATTTTATAATTACGGTGTATCTTTTGGCTGCTTTGAACCTTCCGTCGAGAAAAGTTGTTTTTCCGTATGTCCACGAAGGTTGCCCTACTAAACGACCAGAAACCCAAAATGCAATGCCATGTTGCTGTGATTTTGTGGATGTTTTTTCTGAATCAAGAACTGTCATTGATAAATTAACTTTTGTTGGTGTTGTAAAGTCCTTTGAAAAAACGACCCCTTTATGTTGGGATAAATCAACTCGCTTGCCGTTGATTTTCACAATGAATTTTGGATCATACATGAAACGTGCAGAAAGTATATCTGTCATTGCGGCCGCATCTGGCAGATGCCTAAGGACATATGCACTTATTTTTGTACCATGTCCATCTTTATTGCTTTTAGTGTGATTAAGAATCTTAAATGGTGAATCCCCCTTGGATACTGCTATATTGTAAGTATTGCATTTACCATCTTTCCATGTCTCAACGGTATAACTATCTGCAAAGCAAAGCATACCATGACGACCTACGCCGTTTCGTCCATATGCAATTCTCTTTAAATTTTCAACATCTGGCGGAAATAAAACTTCTTTTCCCTGTCGCTTTTGACGATCGTAATTTAAAGTCATCCATCTGTTGCGAAATTCTTCGTCGGTCATACCTGTTCCATCGTCTTCAACAACGATTTTTTCGTGTTCTTCAAAAGGTATGATAATGTCTACATTATGTGCACCTGCATCCCACGCATTAGCTACAAATTCCGTTAATGCAATATCGTTATTTGAGGTGATAGATTTGTTGTTCCTAAAAATATAATTTTCCTCAAATGAAACAAAATTATTACTCATTGTTTTCCCCCTCACATAAGCAATATGTTTCGTAATTTATATATCTTATTATATCGTATTTCGTATTGATTTTCAAGAGATACAATTAAAATCACTACGTTATTTCTGTAGAATTACATAGAAATATGAAAGTTGACAAATTGGCGGGAAAGTGAATCCTTAAAACAGAGGTTAATAAGTTTACTATGAATATTGTAACACAAATCATCTGTTGTTATCAAGCCATAATTAAATATTCTTTTAAGGCTATGATGATGCTGAGACTCATTTGGCTGAGGCTAAAAAGCAACTGAGTGCTTTCATTAAATCAATGTAAGACAAAATTTATCGTCGGTAATAATGGACTAAGTTCTTGCCAACGGCATTTTTGTCAGATACTATAGAATATTTGATATGTAGTGTATTTCAAAAAATATTTCTTTGTAGCAAAATATAATAAGGAAAGTGATAGCAATTTGATTAAATATTGTCCTGCTTCCGTAATTCTTTTGCGGCAAAGACTTGATTTTAAAAATAGTATGGAGTATAATATATAATACTAGAAAGATAGGAGGTTTTGCTATGCTGAAAAAATTCATGGTAGAAAATTATATGAATTTTAAAGAAAAAATTGAAATAGATTTTGAGAAGGTTGGCGGTTATCAGTTTAACTCCAGTTGTATTACAAATAGTTTGATAAGCATAATGTTGATATATGGTAGAAATGCAACTGGAAAAACCAATTTTGTAAACGCTATTGCCGATATCACACTTTCTAATATTTATTTTTTATTTGGAATTGGGAATCGTTATGAAAACAGCAATTTCCTTAATGCAGATTCAGATGTAGATTATGCAAATTTTACTTATTTATTTCGGTTTGGCGAAGATGAAATAAGTTATAATTATTCAAAGTATTCACCAACAAGTTATAAGTCAGAAAGACTGGAACTTAATAATAAATGTGTTTTTGATTTCAGTTATGACAAGGGTGAGTTTAATCAAAGTAATCTCGAGTTAATATCAGCGGAAACCATTATGAAAGATAGGTTTTTACAGTCAATAAATAAGGATGATGTTTCTGATGAATCAGAAACATCACTATGTTTCTTAAGATGGCTTTTTGCTAACGCAGCTTTTGCTGCTGGTTCACCTATGTATGAAATGCGTGATTTCATTAGTAAAATGCGTGTAGTGCGTTTTGGCTATGCTGTAACTATCAGAAATCATAAGGATACTTTTCTGAATTTATTAGAAAAAAAGGAAGAACTTGATAAGTTTGAAAGCTTTTTAAATGATATGGGGGTAGAATGTACACTTAAAGTAAAAATACTTCCAGACGGATCAAATCAATTGTATTTTAAGCATAAAAAACTAATACCATTTTTTGAAACTGCATCTAGCGGTACATTGGCGCTGTATAATTTTTATAGAAGATTTGTAATAAATATGCAGAATATGAGATTCTGTTTGTTTGACGAATTTGATGCGTTTTTCCACTATGAAATGTCAGAACGATTTTTGCAATACTGCAAGCAGAATTATCCCGATTGCCAAATGATTTTTACAACGCATAATACAAATTTAATGAATAATTATTTAATGCGGCCTGATTGCCTTTTTATTCTTTCTAGGGATGGTAGGCTTACTCCATTAAATTTGGCAACTACTCGTGAATTGCGCGAAGGACACAATTTAGAAAAGATGTATAAGAGTGGTGAGTTTGAGAAATATGAATGAATTAAGTTGGAATGCTCCTAGAAAAAGATCAAGAACACTTTTAATTGTTGAAGGGCATCATGAAAAGGATATTCTTTTTAATAAAGTTATAACTGCTTTTCCAGAAATGAATATTAAAGTAGATGATATTGTTGTCTATAAATCAAATATTTATAATTTGGCTACAAAAATTGTAAAAGAGTATGGCGAGAATTGGAATGATATGGATATTGACTTACCATGGTTAATTACTAAAGATAATAAAGATGAAATATTACGCAAGATTGATTTCAAAAATATTTTTTTAATATTTGATTATGAACGTCATGATCCGCTTTATTCCGAGACAATTATCAATACAATGATGAATTATTTTTCTAAAGTTGAAGATGTTGGCAAGTTATATTTAAACTATCCGATGGTCGAGTCTTATCTTGATTTAAATGGTTTTCCTGATGATAGTTATGAAGATAGAAAGTTTAGTGTAACAATTAAAAATGGAAAGGTATATAAAAATGCCATAAAAAAAAGATATGCCTATAAATTGACAAAGTTTCCAGAAAAAATTTTTGAAATACTTACAAAACGGTTTCACACAGCTAAGGCTGTTAGTGAAGCATTTGTTGAAAAAATATTGCAAGTCTCCAGTATGGATGAAGTTGATAAGCTCATTTGTGATGTGCTTAAAGGAAATTTGATAGATGAGGATTTAAAAACATTTGAATGCCAATTGAAAGTTCTTATAAAAGAAATGGCTTTTATGGAAAATAATAAAAGCTATAATGAATTTATGAGATATGTGTATAAACAAATAATTGTCCATAATATAAAAAAAGCAAATAAGATACAAAAAGGTGTATATAATGTAGAAAATGAAGCTTTGTTAGAGTGCTATAATGGATTAAATGCTCAAGAAATACTGGACAGACAAAATAAAAATAGCGCTATGACTTGTGAAAGGCATGTATGGGTACTTAATACTAGTGTTTTCATAGTACCAGACTATAATTCGTCATTGATTTTTAATTAAAATTTATAAAAAGCAAGTGCTTAAATTGACTGCCTTGAACAAGGCATATTGAGGTGTAAGTGGGCTTCATTTAGTCAACCTTATTCAAACATTTCAAAAAATATATAATAGCCAAACAGTAATGCAATTTCTCCTGTGCTGTTTGGCTATTATAATTTACCACTTATTGTATTCCGAGTCGCTCTCCTTAATAGAAGAAGTAAGTTTGGGTTCAAGGTTTTTGTTCTTTACATTCCCGTTCAGCAATTTACAAACGAGAAAAATAATGTTTTGTATCTATCCCTGCGGCAAGAAATTTGTATTTATCTTTCCTTATATCAAAAAGTTATGTATGTTTTTGGGGGGATCATTGTTACAAGCCTGTTTGTGCGTTATATGTTATTGCAACCTTTTTGCAACCCTTTTTTAGAAATTTGCATTAAAACAGCGTAAAAAAAGCAAATTTTATATCTGCTGTACATAAACAAAAAACCCCTGTAAACCGCATAATCAAGCGATTTACAGGGATTTATTCCTGGTCGAGGTGACGGGACTCGAACCCACGGCCTCTTCGTCCCGAACGAATTTGCATATAGCTTACTTTTTCCCTTAATAGCGTGAATAGTTGACACATCAATTACACTTTTGACACCCATCTGACACCCATAGCCTATTATAATAATCATTCAGCTTATCCATCTGCTCTTCTTTATGCTCGGCGTTCAAATGAGTATATATCTCCATTGTTGTTGTAATATCTGCGTGTCCTGCCTGTTCCTTGGCAGTCATAACATCAACGCCTGCAAGGTACATATTTGTAATAAATGTATGTCTCAGCCAATGTGCTGTTATCTGCGGAATGACCATCGGAATTTTTTCAGGCGCATTCAGACTTTGGGGCTTCTTAAATTCCTTAAGACTGCCCTTGCTGTCAGTTATCAATATGCCGTCAAAGTCTCCAAATCTGAAATTCAATTCTTTAAGATAACTGTTCCACAGTTTACGCCAGGAGCTGCCAGACATAAGACTGCCTTTTGTGTTCGGACAGACAAGCATTGTCTTTGCTTTGCTCCGCTGATCCCTAAGGTATTCTGCAAGTATAGGCGGAATATTCACAGTGCGCATACCTGACTTGGTTTTTGTGCACGGCTTTATTCTGGGAATATCCTTTTCCATTGCCACTGCTTTGTTTACGGTGATCGTGCGCTTGGGGATATTGATATCGGTCCAGTTCAGAGCAAGAAGCTCACCACGTCGGAGACCTGCAAACAGCATTATCATTGCAGCCGTATGTGCCCGATGATTTGTCGGGGCAATTATCCACTTTTGCTCTTCCTCAGTCAATGCTCTTCGTGGTTCCTTATCCTCATCGTGAATATATTCAGGGGGCAGTTCGATGCCCTGAACAGGGTTAAAATCCATTACACGATTTACAATAGCATATTGGCAAATCTGAGACATTACTGACTTATATTCCTTTAGCGTCTTATGAGCTGCCCCATCGGCGGTATATTTATCAATGATATCCTGACAGTCAGATACAGACAGTTCCGAAATCGGAATATCGCTGATATCGTCCATCTTTTTTACCCTAATTGCATATGTCTGATATCTTCCCTCGGAAATCTTTCCTTTTTTCTTGCGCAACCAGCGCTCAGCCCACTCCCCGAAGGTATCCCGTTCTGCCGAAACATCAATGCCCTTGCCGATTTTTAGCTTGACCTCCTGTACCTTGCGGTCAAGCTCACGCTGTGTGTCAGCATATACGTATTTATATTTGCCGTCTCCGAGATAGACTTTTGACTGCAATCGTCCGTCGGAGCGCTTAGTGTTCTTGGCTCGTGCCATTTTTAACCCTCCTTTTGCAGTTGACTGCAATGCCGTCACCCACCGAAAAATACAGAGGGAGCGGCTCGGTTTCTTATCGGGTGTTTTCCCGAAAAAAAACTTGATTTTTCAAAACTTTTTTCCGAAAAGCACTTGACAAATACGTGCATACGTGTTATAATATATAATGTAAGGAGGACATAATAATGAAAGATAAAGACCTTCTGAAACTGCTGATGCAGAACGGTTGGAAGCTTGACAGAGTAAAAGGAAGTCATCACGTTCTTAAAAAGGACGGCATGACAGAGGTTATACCAATTCATGGTCAGGACGTTCCGACAGGACTGTTAAACGCAATACTAAAGAGGACGGGGCTGAAATAAGCCCCTCACTCCTCAAATATATACAAGGAGCTGTTTATATGAAAATGATTTATCCCGCAGTGTTCCATTTTGAAGATAACGCATACTGGGTTGAGTTTCCAGATCTTCCAGGTTGCCAGTCATTTGGTTCTTCTCTTACAGAAACACTTGACAACGCAAGGGAGGCATTGGAGGCATATGCAATATCCTTGATTGAAAACAAGGAAGAAATGCCAGCACCAAGCGAAATATCAAAGCTTTCTATTGAAAATGGTTGCTTTGCTTCGCTTGTTGATATTGACCTCTCAGCATATTTTAAGAGGGCAAGGGCTGTTAAAAAGACCTTGACAATTCCTGAATGGCTAAACGATGCAGCCATTGAAAAAGGCATCAACTTCTCGCAGACCCTGCAGGATGCTCTTATGGTCAAAATCTCTCAGTAAATATGATTTTCCCCCGTTCCGTATGGTTCGGGGGATTTTTTATCCATTATTCTTATTCTTCCCGTAAAAGATCCTGCCAGCCTCAAGGTTCTTGCGATACTGGCAGCAGCGGGCGTAGAAGTTGTTTGAATGCAGACATTTCAGTGCATCGGAGCAGGCAACGTATTTGCTGCAACAGCCGAATTTGTCGGAAGGCTGATAATTCTTTAATGTAAAGTCAATTAACTCTGTAAGATATGGAACAAGAGTAATGCTGTTTACATCAAATTTATGGCATAAAAGCTTTCTGGTAAACTTTTCACCCGTTTTCTTATCTTTTGTTGATACATTGTATATTCTTTCAACTGCATCTTCAGGTTTTTTTATGCAGTCCTTGCGCTGATAAAGGTATTCAACTTCTATTCGGCTTGATTTAGAATTGTTTATGCGAGTAAGCTTGAAACATCTGTCGCTTTTAACTTCTTTGAATTCAGCTTCAAGCATCAAGGGCTCCAATATCCAAACGCTGTAGCTTTTATTTTGCGAAGAGTCATTCTCTAATTCATTTTTTACAGTTTCATCACTGTTGTTATCTTGTACTTGCTTTTTTGACTTTTTATGTTCGTTCAAGCCGTAAATTTTTATGTATTTTTTGTCGATATCTTGTTTTTTGCACACCTCTTCAATAATATGGTCGAGTGTGTCGATTATATTTTCTGACAATGTTTCGCCGTCATTCATATCAAAAGTGAGCTGATCCATGATATTACTCCTTTTCAGTGATGAAGTTACTCTCTTCAATTATTGCTATTTTACCGCCGTTGTTATTGTATTCTTCTGCCTTTATTCGTTTAGCGCCTTTTCCATCTTTCCAGTCATCACTTCCATGCGCACCGATTACAAGATAATCCAACTTCTTTATAACATTTGCCTTTATTATGGCACCATTTGCAATGAGGGTGTTTTCAAGAGCCGCACGCTCTCCGCATTTAAAATCCCCTGTAAGGCAAACGGTTTTACCCGATACATCATACGAGAAAGACACATTTAAGCTGTTCGAATTCATTGAAATAAGTGCTTCGGAGTAAGTGATGAAATCACTTTCGGACAGAACACGCACATTGGTTCGGATTGCAATGCTGTCTATCAAATCATCAGCTATGCGATTTGCATATTTTTTGTGCATATCTGTTCCAAGTATCAGATAGTCGGCAGAATAACAAAAATAGTCAATATACTCTGCACCCAAAGCGTTAAGGAAGCTCTTGATTTTATCTGTATCTATTTTTTTGAAAGCTCCATACACTATACAGGTTTTCCCATAAAACGGATTTTGCGCTAATGGGGTACTTTTTACTTCTGCATATTGGTTCTGAGATTTATCAGACTTTATTAAAACGGTACGTGAGCTATTCAGGTCAATCAATGGCTTCAAAGCCTGATATAAACTGTTGGTAGTGTAGCAGTCATTTTCAGCTCTGTGAGCTTCAACAACGTTTATCCCCAAATAATCTGCCATAGTCCCAAGACGATGGTTCTCCAGTTCAGGGAGACATCTTTTGGAAAGATGAAAAGTATCAATATATGTATTGGTAAAAGGAGTGCCTTTCAATTCCATATGAAGATCGTAGATGATATTATAATCGAATGAATCTATATTGTGCCCGATTAAAATATCATTTCCGATAAAGTCGAGGAATTTATCAAACACTTCTTTGATGGTCGGTGCGTTTTTTACCATTTCATCTGTAATATGATTAGTCTTTGTAGCTTCACTCGGAATGTGCATTTCAGGATTTACCAAAGTTGAATACACATCTGTTACAGCATTATTCCTCACTTTTAAAGCTGATATTTCAATGATTTTACAACACGCAGGATTGAATCCTGTTGTTTCAAGGTCGAATACAGTATAATTGTCTTCGGCAGTAAATATTTTTGCACCTTTGGAGCGATTTGAGTAGCTGTTTCTTGACATTAGTATCACCTCATTGTTCGTTATATAATTTGCTTATCAAAATACACCCACATAGCAAACTTAACCATATCCTCGGTAATGCCGAAATATTCAGCAAGCTGCCATATCTCTGTATTTCCGTCTTTCATTGCTGTAATCATCTCGTCCTTCGGGGCGAGTTTTTTTATTGCCCATTTATTGGCTCGATATTCCATACGTTCCCGAAGCTCAAGGCTGTGTTCGGTATAAAACGACATGGTCTCGCAGTGACCAAGTTCATGAGCAAGAACAGTCAGAAGATCTGTAACGCCTGCAATCTGATCGTGATCTATTATTACTGTGCAGTCTCCGCAGTCATTGATAGCCATTGAAGGGCATTTTTGAAGAGGAGCGTCGATCATAAGAATATCATCGGCTTCTGCAAGCTCACAGAGCTCAACATAACTTGTCATTTATCAGTCTTCTTTCTTCTTGTCTTCTTCCCTCATTCTGCGGGCTATCTGGGCGTATTTGCGGACATCGTTCAGAACCTCTTCATCTACATCGGCGGTGCCAAACAGAGCGAAAGAAAGCTTCTCGTTGTCGTTCTGTTCTTCATTACCAACAAGGTAATCAACAGATACACCGAGGAATTCTGCGATTTGAGGAAGATGCTTTTTATAAGAATTGTTACGACCAGCCTTCCAATCTGTAAATACATTTTTTGAAACACCTAAATAGTTTGTTAGATCAATCTGTTTTTTGCCCTGGTCTTTAATTAACGTACAAATCTTGTCAATTATACTCAATTCACACACCTCTAATATGTAAATAGTCAACAAAGTTTTTAAATCACGTGCAAATATATTGACAAGTACGCATTTTATGTGCTATTATGTTTATTGTAAAGGAACCCAAACAAAAAGGCAATAAAATACTACCTCATTTATAGACTTGAATCTAAAACGAGTGGCACGTGCTATATTTATCTACCATCTATATAGTACTATTTTTAATTACTATTGTCAAGGTTTCTGAACAAAATTTATCACAAGTTACAAATAGTAACATTGGAGGTGAGCAACATATACAAGCTCTTTATCGCTGAAGTCAAAAAACAGCTTTCTATACGAGGCTGGAAATATGCCGACCTCTCAAAGGCCACAGGTTACACTGTAGGAACAATCGAGGCGTTTATGTGCGGCGCACGTGAAAGTGAGCGCATGGCAAACTGCATCGCCCAGGTGCTGGGAATAGAGAGATGATGTCTATTTTCAGTATAGCACCGCATTTGGGCGAAAATTAGGACAGATAAATATGAGAAGGAGGGGAGCGGAAATGAAGAGACTCTTAAGGCTGTACAGAGCTATTGAAAGAATAGAGGAACTCGGCGGAAAAGCTTGCTGGATATTCGGCGAGTTATGTGAAATCGGCAAAAGGCTTCGCAATGTCGAACATGATATCGAAAGAATTATGGCGGCATTAGAAAAAGCCGACATTAAAGTCGGCTCTGGTAAAGGCTCTTATTGGGAACACTGGGATAAAACACAGCGATGAAAATAAAGGAGGTGAAATCAATGGCAATAGCACATCTTAGAGTAAAGATAGACAGTGAAGGAATGCTTGCAAAGGTGCAGGAGATCAATGAGAAGGCGCAGGAGCTTGACAGGCTTATAAAAGAGCTGAGAAGCATGAGCGGCGAATTTGTTTCCTGTGACAGCGACGACCTTATCAAGGTATCGGAAGAGGAAACAGAAAAGTAAAGCCCCCGCAGGGCACACCACGGGAGCGGAAGCTAAGACAAACTATTTGTTGTAGAAATAGTTGTCAAGGGCAGTGCCTATATCAAGCAGAGCTAAGCTGATGCTGTGCATAGCATTATACAGTTCGCCGTGAGTTACAGGGTCGTCTGAATCACGCCTTGCAATTTGATCAGTGCTTTCGGCAAATGTATTATGAATAGCTTCGAGTGCTTTGAGAAGCTCCTGTTCGTTGGTAGGCTTGGTCATGTTACCACCCCCTTTCCGTAAGAGGGTCTGAGCCTGCGGCAATGTGCCTTGAACGCAAGCTCATTGAAAACATCATACCGCAGTAAGCGGCAGATGTCAAGGCAAAAGCAAAGCCCCCGCAGGGCACACCACGGGAGCGGATAACCGTTTAATCGGCAAAGCTATAAGCAGTGTTTTTAGAGGGGACACTGCCACAGGCAGCAGAGCGGTAAATATCTTTTCTTATAGCATCGTTAGTTGGCATTCGGAAGCGTGATAGGTCCTCGTGCATATCATCGATGCGTTCAGAGATACGCCAATCAAATTCACAGCGATCAACGGTATCAAGGTCAAAAAAGAAAAAGAAGAAAGCAAACACCCCCTTTCCGTAAGAGGGTCTGAGCCTGCGGCAATGTGCCTTGAACGCAAGCTCATTGAAAACATCATACCGCAGTAAGCGGCAGATGTCAAGGCAAAAACAAAGCCCCCGCAGGGCACACCACGGGAGCGGATAAGCGTTAAATGTCCGGTGTTGCCGCATTCAGCACAGCTTTTTGGATTTGTAGATGTGTTGAACGAGGAATAGACATTCTTTCTTCATGCAGGGTTTCAATTCGCATGAGAATATCGCTATCAAAAAAGAAGAAAGCAAACACCCCCTTTCCGTAAGAGGGTCTGAACTACAGAAAATGTGCCTTTTCGGTAATTCATTAGTCAAATTATACATCTTGGGCAACTGAGATGTCAACAGCAAGGAGGAAATCAAATGAGCAGACGCAAGCATACATCGGGGACCCAGAATAAGCGCACCTGCCTTTCTGCCGTCGAGCAGATGCAGCAGGAGCGCAAAGCCTTAAAAGCGGCCAGAAAGAAGTTTCCCAATGACCCACAGAAGGCAAGGGTCGAGGCGCAGCTGATAATGCTGGGAGCAATGAGCCGCAGCGGACATACGTTCGGGAGGTAAGACAATGTATAAGGTAATTGATACATACGACGGATTTGACGATGTCGTAGGAGTATTTGACACAGAAAAGGAAGCCAGAATAGCGGCGGAAGAGCATGCAGAAGATACCGACGGCGAGTGCCAGGTAATCATTTACAGGTTTGTTTCGCCTGTCAAGGGCTTCGAGGTCGTAACGCACTAATACGTAAGGAGGGCTGCTAAGCATGAATATGAACAAGAAAAAGGCAAGGCTGTATATCTACAGCTGGGACGAGGTTCCGCTGTTTGTGGATATCCCGTTTTGCAGTAAGCTGTTAGGCATATGCTGTGAGACTATCCGCCAGAAGTGCGCAAATGGCAAGATACGTGCGTTAAAAACGGACGCAGGCTGGAGAATATCCAAGGAGACCCTTATGGAATTTTACGAGAAGGGTGGGGTAATATGAAGGCCAACAGCGAAAAGGCATTTAGGGAAAAGAACTGGCGGACTATTTTCGAGACAATGGAAGATAACCTGCTGACCGTTCTGGACGTTCTTCACGAGGAATACGGCTTCGGCGAGAAGCGGCTTATGCAATTTCTGCTTTCGGTGCAGAATAAGGCGGCTCAGTATAACGAAATGCTGGACGATGGCGTTATTGACGATAAAACAGGCGGTCAGCGAGAGAAATATGCTGCACAGCTACATGAGATAATCAAGACCCGTGCCAAATATCAGCTTCCGCCGTCAGTGGTGGATATATTTAATCAGTCTGCGCCTACAGCGGCGGAGCTCGACCGCTCGGAGCGTCAGAAGCGCAAAAACAAACAGGTGTCAGTGACCAAGGCGGCAGAGCTGCAGAACAGCTTGCAGACGGCCAGGGCATGGGCAATGAGTAAGGACGGTGCAGGACATGGGCAGGAAAGCAAAATATGAACCGATGGTCACATCGAAGAAGAAAAAGCCACCCAAAGCCCCAAGTATCGAGGCAGTAAGTCACCGTGCAGATGAGCTGGGCATGACGTATGGGCTGTACGTCCAATCTCCTCAGTACATTATAGATACTGCGGACGGCGGATATTTCAACAAGAAAAGAGGTAAGAAAAAATGCTGACAAATCGTGAGCTGGCGGTGCTCCTGCTCCTCACACAATGCCGAAAGGTGCTTATAATCATGCCGACGGATAAGCAGGCAAAGGATATGCAGGAATTTCTCAGGGCACAGATAAGGGCTGAGTATCCTACATTTTGCAACAGCTACACAGTGACCGGTATGGTAGTACATATCCGTGGTCATGAAAACGTGACAGTTGCGACCCCCGAGGACTGGCGGACATATAACAAATGCGTATTCAATGGCGTCGTCCTTGTCGATGACGCTATGTCTCCCGATGACTATGTGCCGCTTCCATATATCACCGAAAGCCCCGAGAAGCTTCACAAGTATCTGGGGGAGCGGATCATATGATACAGCCTCAGAAGTTTGGCAATATCGTATTTATCAATCCTGCAAACAGGCTTTTTATGGTCACACGTGACGGAGAAATCTTATTGCAGACGGATAATCCCCGAGCGGCAGTAGTCTTTTTGGCAGGTCTGTTCGAGACAAAGATAATAAATCATTTCAAGCCCTTACTGGAAGCAGAGGGGTACGATGAAAAAGGGGAAAAGAAGAATGACAACGGACGAATATAAAAAGATAGTATCCGCATCGGTAAGTGAGGAAGCGGAGCAGATACATCTTATGCAGTGGTGTACATGGGCACAAAGCAAGTACCCTGAGCTGGAAGCGATTTATCATGTACCCAATGAGGGCAAGCGTTCAGCTGTTACAGGCGGCAAGCTCAGGCAGATGGGGCTTCGCTCAGGCGTTCCCGATATATGCCTTCCGGTACCAAGCGGCGAGTACATAGGACTGTATATAGAGCTTAAAAAGGCTGGCGGCAGGCTGACGGATAATCAGGCGGTATGGCTTGAAATGCTGGAGCGTTACGGTCACTGCGTTGCGGTCTGCTATGGTGCGGAGGAAGCAGAGACGGTCATAACAGCATACCTGGAGCAGGACATCGGCACGCTGGACAGGCATACCCTTAAACGATCCCGAGGAGACTTTAAGGAGCTGAAAAAGAGGCACAGGTCATCAGGCAAAGCACTGTATGAAAAGGCAATATGTATTGCAATGGCTATTTTGCAGTCAGCTGCAACAGTGGCAGATATTGTGATAAACGGCGCTATAACAGGGCGTTCACTGGTTATCGTCCTTGCGCTATCCGTAGCAGCGCTGTTCACTATGGTTCGGGAGGTCGGACGTGGATAAAAGCGACAGACACCTCAGAATATTTACTGACGGCAAGGCTACATTTGGATATCAGCTTAATGTCGGAAATACGGTGCTTGGTGCGCTGTACGAATACTACATATATGCAAATAAAATCTATCGTCCCATGGGAGATGCCGCAAGGATAAAGTGAAGGATAAAGTGGGAGCGGGAGCTGTGGAAATATCTCCAAAAGGTTTATTACAGCTGCTACAAGACGCATCTGCCCGATTATCCCAATCCTGATGGCACATCACTTAAAGATCTGGTAGTGGGCTGGCAGTATGAGCAGATTTATGACATCATCAACTATCGGATCAGCATACCCAAGGCGATAGAAAAACTGTATAAAGAAAAAAATCTCCCACAGGCGGTCAAAACACCTGAGGGAGCGGAAAAATAAAATGTTTATGGTCTGAGTATAGCACATATTCAGAAGAAAGTCAAGGTGTAATATGAGTTACGAGATTTTCAGCGGTAAGGCTTTGAAAAAGCTTGACGAAAAGATCAAATCATCGAGCAGCAAAATAAATATCATGAAGGGTCCGATATGTGAGGCACTTAAGTCGTTTTGCAGGCAGTCCGAGGAATTTGCACAGGCTGTAGTACAGGGCGGAAGCTTCGAGGAGTGCATGAAGGCGGTCGAAAAGGGAGCAGGCTCGGCGCTGTCTGATCTTGATGCCTACCAAAAGGCTGTAAAATTCTATTTTCCTACAGCAACGATATCCTTTTCCATGACTATAAACACTGAAGGCAATAATGCTCTTTCGGAAGCTTCCTCGGGAACCTCCACAGAAAAAACGGAAGAAAAGTCAAGTGTGAATATGTCACTTGATGACCTTCTCGGGCTGTGAGGTGAGAGTATGAAAAAGGATAATGCCAAATTGGCGGAGCTCTGGCGGCAATTTCCCTGTCTGCTAAGCAGGGAAGCCGAGGACCAGATCGTATATGATGCGCTGCCGCAATTCCTGTTCTACCAAAAGAAGCGTGGCAAAGCATGGTGCTATTGCACTGCCTGCCGCCGCAGCGATGTGTTCCAAAAAGATGTGTATGCTGACGGAATACGGATAGGCGGCAGTGATGTCCCTGAACGCCTTAAACACAATGATGTTGGCACCTGCCCGATGTGCGGTCATAAAGTAACATACAAATGCGAGGGCAGAGGACATAAGTACCTTAAGGCGTGGGGAAATTACGCTGTATTCACTGCAAAAGACAATGTACTATATGTAAATGCGGTAAAAGTCAAAGTATCATGGTCGCACATTGAGGAGCCGTATATCGACTATGAGTACCACAGGCGATATATATTTTCCGAATACGGTTCGGAAGAAATGCGCTGGACATGGCAGAGCGGAGGCTTCACGGCGATGAAAACAATAAATGAGCCTGTGTTCGGCATGTATAATATGGGCATAGACAGCATGGAATATACCCATTCATACACCTGCATCAACGATGATGCAATAGGCGACACATTTCTCAGATACGTGCCATATTACGATTATTGCCAATCGGCGGAAGCTATTCACCCGGTAAAATTTATTGAGCTATGTTCAAAAAATCCCGCACTATGCGAACAGCTGTGGAAATGCGGATTTTCAAAGGTAGTAACAGATATGGCAGTCGGTAAATCCGTCTTTTCCAAAATGATAAACTGGAAATGCACTGAGATAAAAAAAGCACTTGGCTTTGATGCCAAGGAAATGAAAGAATTTCATGACAATGGCTGTTACTATTCCCTTCGGCAGATATACGGATATATGCTGCTGAAAAAAATAAAAGGCATAAACAGCTTCGATGAGCGCATGAACATTCTCAAAGCCGACGGGATAAGCCTTATTGAAGAAGAGATCAAGCTTTCCCGTCAAATGAGGGCGTCGTTTGTAAAGGTCAGAAACTATATCTATAAGCACTGTAAATCTGACAGATACAGAGGGGCGCTGGAATGGAGCGACTGCAACAGAATGATGGATACGCTCGGATATCCCAAGGAAAGCGTTCTGAGATTTCCCAAAAGTCTTAGAAAGCTGCATGACCGTCTCGTAAACGAGACCAATGCGGCGGAAGAGCGTATAAAAAAGGCTCAGGACGTTCCCAATGACCTTAAAATCAAGGCACAGGAGGAAGAACTGTCAAAGCTCATCTACAGCAATCTGCTGTATGAAATAGTGTTGCCTAAGGATATGCAGGATATCAGAGATGAGGGCAAAGTCCTTGACCATTGTGTGGCATCATACGCCGAGCGCCATGCCAGAGGCACTACACACATATTTTTTATCCGCAAGCGCTGGAAACCCGAGGAACGGTGGTACACCATCGAGGTATCGGTGGAAGGATATATACGGCAGTGTTACGGATACAAGGATAACAGAACGGTCAAGAAACCCGACAGCATCAAGCAGTTTGAAAAAGAGTATCGGCTGTTTCTGGATCATGTATTCAATAGGCTGAGCGACAAGGAATATGAAAAAGAGGCAATGAAGCTTGCCGATAACGGAGGTAACGAAAATGGAAGAAACAACAATAATCAGCTCACAGCATAATGAGTGCCTGGACTGGGGCCTTGAACAGATAGAGCAGTCCATTGTGGCACATTCGTATGATATGGCCCGCTCCATGCTCGAGATCGGCAAGGCTCTCAAAGCCATTGCAGACGGGAAAAAATACACCGAAAAAGGATATTCAAGCTTTAAAGAATATATGGAAGACGCATCGGCACATACATTTCCTTTCAGCTATTCTCAGGCACGCAAGCATATCAGAGTGTACGAAAGATTTGGAGGCCGCCTCTCTGAGCTCAACTGTGCCAAAATCGAAGTGCTTGATATTCTCAGGGATATCCCGGAAGAGGATTTTGAAAAGCTCAACGACAGCGGAGAGCTTAATTCGCTGAGTAAAAGAGAAGCCGAGGAGCTGAAAGCCAAGCTTGAAGCAGCCAATGAGCAGATATGTCTATTGACTGCCGAAAATGATAAGATAGCTGCCGAAAAAGAAAAAATTACAGCCGACTGCAACAGCATCAAGGCTGAGCGTGATGAGTATTATGACCAGATGAAAGAGCTTGAAAGCCGACCTGTTGAAACTATTATCAAGGAGCCTTCGGAAGAACAGCTCAACGCCATAGCGGATAAGGTCTATAAAGAAACAGAAGAAAAAGTGTACAAGGAAGCGGAAGAAAAGCTGGGGAAAGCCAAGTCTGCAATGGAAGAATACGAAAAGATAGTAAATCAGCTTCAAAAGGAGAAAAATGAGCTGGAGCAGGCACTCGGCGAGGACAAAGCCGCTGCCGATGAGCGCATCAAGGAGCTTGAACGCAAATTGCAGTCAGCTGAAAAGCCTGCTGATTCGGAGCTTATCGAGTTTAAATTCTACTTTGCCGAAACGCAGGACAACCTCAAGAAGTTCCTTAATGCACTCGGCAAAGTGTCGGATCCCGAGAAGAAAGAAAAATTCAAGGGGGCGGCTATCAAGTTTGTGGAAGCCATTCTCAGCGATTTGAAGAAGGAAAGCTGACACCTTACCATTATATATAGTATATTCTGTAGCGGTATCCCACATTCAAAAAATATGTATGTGGGATTTTGCCGCCCTCGATTAAAGTATTATCTTTTCGCCAAAGGAGGTTCGTGCGTGAAATATTTAAAAAAGACATGGATCATCGGAAGCGATAAGTATATCACTAAATCAAAGTGCGGCGGAATGTTTGGCAACCACAGAGCCAGAGCGGCAAAGAACAAGGAAACGGCAGATAAGGTCAAAAGGCATAATCTTCAAAAAAGCATTTTTAATCTCTTCCTGCTTATCTGTGCAAATTTTGCCAAAGGGGATTGGCATATAACGCTCACATATCAGCGTGGGCTTCGGCCAGACATTAGCACAAGTAAAAAACTTGTAGCTAAGTTTTTCCGTAAGCTTAAGCGCTGGGCATCGGGTTGTAACCGTACATTACGGTACATATGGGTAACACATATCAGTCCGAGGGGGGCAATACATCATCACGTGATACTGCCAAAGTGGATACCGTATGATGTGCTTTGCGATGCGTGGTCGGCAGGATTTGTTAAGCCGGGGCGCCCGCTGTATGGCAACAATGACTATATGCCGCTGGCAAAATATCTTCTCACCGGGACAGAGGGTAAGGCGGAGCATTCGGAGTATGGCTTTGAGGATATAGACGACTGCTATCACCAAAAGTGCGGCAGACGATACACGCCGTCCAAGAACCTTGTCCGTCCCGAACCGCAGGTCGAGTGGATAGAGGCCGCAAGTTGGAGGCGCAACCCCAAGCCCCCGAAAGGCTATACATTGGCAGAGCTGTATAACGGTGAGGATATATGGGGGTTCCCGTATCAGATATACAGACTTAACCGAGTGGAGAGGAGAGAGTGAAATGAGCAAGTGGACGCTATGTCTGTCGCCTGAGCAGATACAGGAGGCATGGGATATGCAGTATAACGGCAAGTCAAGTATTGCGGTAGCACGCACCATGAACTGCAGCGTTATGACATTATATCGGGGGTATAAGGCGTGCGGGCTTCCGTCGCCATTTGCGCAGCGGTACTCTGATGATGATGCGGAAGAGGAAGATCATAAGTGACAGCCAAATTCCTGTCATGGCTGCAAGCCCTTATAAGGGACGGCAATGTGCATCCGTTTTACATATCAACCGATTGGCGGAAGGCGAGAGCAAAGGCGATAAAGTATTGGCACGGCGAATGCTATCGGTGCCGATACATAAAGACACCAAGCGCTCTTGTTCCTGCGACAATGGTCCATCATGTTAAACCAGTCAAGAAGTTTCCGCAGTATGCCCTATCATTGTTTGTGGTGGGTCAGTCCGGGGAGCAGGAGATACAGCTCATGCCGTTATGCCATGACTGTCATGCAGCCGTAGAGGCTCAGAACAAAATATCTGCCGATTACCCCGAAAAATGGTAGCTTTTAGTGCTTTTTTGCTGCTAAAAATGTACTTTAGCGTGGCAAAGTGTGACGCAAAAAAATGCCCCCGGCCTCAAAAAACGACGAATTTTTGGGGCTTCTCATATCGGGGCGGGTCATAGACATATGTGAGCGGAGGAGAAAAACAGTTCCCACACATGCGCGCCCTTAAAGTAGTACAGGGGAAAAAGGAGGAAAATCAATGGCACGAGGAGCGAGACAAAAGGCGGCTGACATCAGGACATCTTTGATCGAGCAGATGCAGGCGGCGGGCAATAAGCCGATGGCATATATCATTGATCTGGTAGATGGATACATGGATATGTGGCGGGTAAGGGAAAAGGCAAGGGCTGATATCTCAAAGAGGGGTGTTGTGCTGACGATAGTTGACCAGCGGAACGGTATGCCGTGCGAGAGAGTCAATCCGTCGGTGCAGATATTGCAGAACATGAACAAGCAGATGAGCAAATTTATCAAGGACTACAAGCTCGACGTTCCCGTTGACGAGGACGAAGAGCTGTGATGGAGGGAAATATGGCAGTCGGTAACAAAGGGAGCGGCGCATGCTGCTGCTTCGGGTGCGGCAGGCGGTCTCAGTCCTGTCACGCTCAGTGTGAAGAATACAGAGAATATCTGAAAAGCAATGCGGAGAAGCGCAATGCGCATCTGAAAGAGAGGCTTGCGCTTCAGGGTTACTCGGAGCACGTAGCAAGGTGCATCGAGAGAAGAAACAGGAAGAAAAGGCAATAATGCTATTGGGAGGTACATATGGAAAATACACATACGGCGATAATCATGTTCCGTGACGGTGACAGTGCGGAGGTCAAGGGCTGTGCTATGATGGGCGTTGACGCTTCCGGGAATGTGCTTGTCATGGAGATGGGCACAGGTGACAAGCTGCTTATCAATTTTGACTGCGTGAGATATGCAGGCTTTGAGGATACGGTGGGAGCGGTATCTGTCAATGACAATGAGCCTGAGACATTCCGCAGTTCCCGCAGCAGGACGGGCAGAGGCAGGCAGGGAGGCAATGGCGTATGATGATGTTCGTGGCGGGGGTCCTTATCGGTTTCTCCACGGGAGCGGTGATGATCGTGGCTGTTGCCTGCGCTATATCGTCAGGTGATGCGGAAAGAAAGGACAAGAGGAAATGAACAGAAAAGGCGAGTTTAAAATTTTTATGGAGCATCATGTATGCGATGTATCTACAGTGGCGGACCGACTGGACGAGCTGGGATATTTCTCTGCTCCCGCATCGGCAGGGCATCATGGGAACGCTGACGGCGGGCTGTACGATCATTCCAAGATGGTCACGCTGGAACTGCTTGATCTTACGGAAAAGCTGGGGCTGAAATGGGGCAGACCCGAAAGCCCGTACATCGTGGGTATGTTCCACGATGTATGCAAAGCGGACAGCTATAGGCGTGAGGCTGAGGGGAAATGGGTATATAACAGCGATGTGCTTCTCCCGGGCCACGGGGAAAAGTCGGTGATAATCACCCAGAACATTCTCGGAGCGCTGACGCCCGAAGAGATCATGTGCATCAGGTGGCACATGGGGGCATTTGACGAACGTGAGAACTGGAAGTATTACAGTGCGGCTGTAAAGAAATATCCCAATGTGTTATATACGCACGTGGCGGATATGACTGCGTCGCAGATCATAGGCGTTTGAGGAGGATAACATGAGAGAAAGTTTGTTCAGGGGCAAGCGAAAGGATAACGGCGAATGGATATGCGGTGATTTGTTGCAAGATGTTGAATCGGGCATTTGTGCTATTGTTTCATATGTAAATCTTGGGGGAAATATTCACGATTTATCCGAAAGCTGTATTTTCGCTGTTATCCCCGAAACCGTCGGACAGTACACAGGGCATACCGACAAGAACGGTGTAATGATTTTCGAGGGGGATATCGTTAAGGGCACTGCATATTCTGCTACAAATATTGGTGTGATTGTTTGGATTGATGAAATTTCAGGATTTGGTGTGCGCTATGTCAACGCCCCAAATCCTACCGCTTGGGTAAATTCATCTATTTTGAGATGTGCTGCAATAGGTAAAACAGATGAATTTGCGGCAGAAGTCATCGGCAACATTTACGATAATCCCGAATTGCTGAATGCGGCGGCAAATGGACGGAGGTGAAAATTCGTGAAAACAGAAGAAATCTTACAACATCTCGGCGACCTGAAAACCGAAGCTGAGGGTCATTACACCGATGACGGCGATGATGAAATATTCCATCAGGACGCAGAAGCGCTGCAGGCTGCTATTGATGCGGTTAAACGCAATGAAACTGTTGTCAAAGCCATAAAAGGCGCAATAAAAATTTGCACTTGTGATATCCGCAATGCTGAGGATGATTCAATGAAGGCTATGGAACGTAGAATAAATCTCAGCAATCAGAAAATGAAGCTTGAAGCATTGCTCGGAATTGCAGGCGGTGAGGGAGATGATTAAATTCAACGGCAGCATATCTTTCATGGTCACGCAACGGTGCAAGATTTGCGGAAAAACCTATGAAGGCGACAGTAATGTGGTAATGCGCAAGTCAATCGTGCATCTCATTTTCCGTCACCCGAAAGAATCTGCAAAAATAATTATTAGGTATTTTAAAAACAGGAGGGCTGACAATGGATAGGAAAGCAACAACAGCAGCGTTGTCGCTCCTGCTTGAATTACATATAAATCCGCACAACGACCCACGCATTTATATGTCAAAGGAAGTAACATTCGACTATGGTACATTAAATCAAGTCAGAATTGATTATATGCGGTTTGTTCCCGTAAACAATACTATTTCGGGAATAGAAAAAGGTGATTTTTACTGCTATGAGATTAAATCGTCTGTTGAGGATTTTCATTCCAAGAACGGACATAACTTTATAGGCGACTTTAATTATTACGTTATGCCGCCTGATGTTTATGAAAAGATAAAAAACGAAATTCCGTATCGTGTCGGTGTTTATGTTGCGTGTGAAAACGGTTTAAAATCCGTCAAAAAAGGTAAGCGATCAGACAGGAAACGTCCTGCGCTTGAAATGCTGCTTATGATGTTTCGGTCTGCGAATAGAGATAGGAGGTATAACAATGACACCTAATGAATTTGTGAAACTGTATATGCAGAATTGCCAATACGAAAACGAGTTATCTTTAATGGCGGCGGCTATTGCCGAGGAAAACGGTCTTGTAGTTGTTTTCGGTGCTTCCGACGATTTATGCGAGATAAGAGGTGCGGAAGATGATGAAATAGACTGTTTTGACGGCGGCAAAGCGACTATTGCAGGCGCAAAGGTAAAAATCAACTGGTGTAAGGACGGGTATTCATGGACTTATGATACAGATATACCGCACGAATGTTTTGACGTTTACGAGGACGGCGAAAAATATTGCAGAGGTATTGTATTTTCAATATCTGATGTAAGGTTGCCCGCCGCTGATGTTGCGCCTGTGAAGCACGGCGAATGGACGACCGTTGACGGCACTTCAATGTGTTCGGAATGTGGATATATCCCGCCGTATGATAACGTCATTGATGATATTTTTTATTCAAATTACTGCCCCACCTGCGGGGCGAAGATGGACGGAGGCAAGAGCGATGAGTGAAACAAGACCGAGTATGCTCAGGTCGTGCAGGGTATGGCTGGAGAGCAGAAGGAATATACCGGGAGACAAGCTGGCGTGTATGACTGCACTTATCGGCAGGGCTGCTGAAAGGGAGACGGTCAGGGTCGGCAGGAATGCCCGGTGCCCTGCCTGCGGCGGGAAGATACCCCTGGCATCAAAATTCTGTATGCACTGCGGTCAGCGTGTGAAGATAACGGAGATAGCCGAAAAAAGCGGTCAGCGCCATATGCCCTATTCCACTGCCGAGCTTGAACGTGCCGTAGAGCTTCACCGCTCGGGGCTGACGTGGGCGCAGGTGGGAGCGGAAATGGGGCGCAGCAAGGAGGCTATACGCTCCTCGGCAAGCAGGTACATGAGGATAAAGGCGGCAAACGAAAGGAAGGTATGAGAATGTTGTGGGACTACAGGTATGCAGATTGTATTTTCAAAGAGCCTGCACCCGATATCAGTGTTTATGCAGAATACTGCATCAGGCGCCGCAAGCACGTCAAAAGGCGCATGAGGCAGTACGGGAGAAAGTGAGGTAAGGCATTTGAAGGATATCGTTATGAAAATTATCGGGTCGCCGAAGTTTTTCCCTGCGGGCTGATCCTGCTTGATGTTGTAGCGGCCGTTATGTATTTGCAGAAAAGGGACTGGCGAAAGGTCATTTACTGGCTTGCGGCGGCGGTGACGTTTTAGCAGACGGAAGGACAAGGAAAGGAGGGGAGAAGACTGAAATATGTCAATCGGTATATAGAAAAAATACTGAATGAGGAGATACGCAGCTGTGAGGAGCAGAAGCAGCTGTGCAGAATGGTAAAGCGGATATTTGAAACTGAAGATATCTACATCGACGAAATTAAGGTTGACAGGTATTTCGGACTGGAAAAATATTTCCTTTACGGTCTGTTTGACTGGGAACGGTTTATGTTCGTACTGCACTGCTGTACATACCGCCGTGACGGAATGCCACGTTTCCCCGATGCGTTTGGCTACATGGGCAGAGGCAGCGGCAAGAACGGATACACGAGCTTTGAGTGTACGGCTCTGCTTTCTCCCATAAACGGGATACGTGGGTACAACATACAGGCCTTTGCGGCGGCGGAGGATAATGCAAAAACCAGCTTTGAGGAAGTGCGGAACGATGTGCTGATGGAAAATGAGAAGAAAATGAGCAGATTTTTCCGCTGGAACATGGAGGTCATTGAGTGCACCAAGACCCACAGCTCCTGGACGTATCACACATCTGCGCCCAGGACTAAAGACGGCGGCCGCCCCGGAATGGTCTGCTTTGACGAGATACACGTACTGGAAAACTCGGCGCTGCTGGACGTAGCTGAGGGCGGTCTCGGAAAGGTCGCTGACCCCCGAAAGCTATACACCACCACTGACGGAGATGTGCGTGACGGCCCACTTGACCGCATGAAGGAAAAGGCAAGGGCCATTCTCAGGGGCGAGATACCCGACAACGGTTTTCTGCCGTTTATGTGTCACCTGAAGCTGGAGGAGATAAACGACCCGGACAACTGGATAATGGCGGTGCCGTCACTTGACGAGTTCCCCATACTGAAAGAGCAGATGCGCAAGGACTGGGAGGACTACAAGCGTGACCCCATAAGCAAGAGGGCGTTTGCGGTCAAGCGCTGCAACTGTCCTGACGGTGTGCGTGAGGGAGCGGTGACGAGCTGGGAGAACATACAGGGCTGCTGCCGTGGAATGATGCCTGAGGAAATACCCGAGGTAATGAGGCGGCCGTGCGTTTTTGCAGTTGACTACAGCCTGGTCGATGACTTTATGTCTGCGGTCATCATCAACCTGATAGACGGCATTTATTACGTCAGACAGCACACGTGGATATGCGAGCAGAGCAGAGACCTGCACCGAATGAATTTCCCGTACATGGACGCAGTCAGACGTGGGGAGGCGGAAATGGTAGCAGGCGAGAGCATTCCCGCAGAGCTTCCTCTGCTCTGGGTCAGGGAGCAGACCCGGGGACAGAGGATAATTGCGGGAGCGGCCGATAACTTTAGGTTTGCGTATCTGAGGCGTGCATCGGAAGCGATACTGAATATGCCCGGCGAAGCGAGAAAAGCATCAAACAAGTACGGCGAGGAGCCCGGGCGTGTATATTTCACAAGGCCCTCCGACCTGACGAAGGCAGCGCCTGACATCACGTCGGGGCTGGGAAACCAGAAGTTTTACTGCGGCGACAGCATGATAATGCGCTGGTATCTTAACAACGTGAAAAGGACCGTTGACGGTCACGGAAATGTGGCATTTGAGAAGATAGAGGCAAAGACCAGGAAGACCGACGGAGCGATGGCACTGTTTGCTGGAATGACACTGGCGCCGTTGCTGGAAAAGTATGATAAAAAGCCCACAGGCGGCATTATACTGCCAAGGGTAAAGATCTACAGATAAGGAGGAGACTGTATGGCCGAACAACCATGCTGGACCTGTGTGCGCTCTCTTCCGGGGAGAGGCTGCGAATGGGCAGACAAGCTTATCCCTGTTAAGGGCTGGAAGGCTGTACCCACTGTGAAAGACTCCACAAAGCGGTACGGGAACAGACCCCTGTGCAGCTTCCGCATATCATACTGCCCCAAATACGTCAAGGAGGAAGAGAAAAAATGACAGACCCGATAGGCTATTTTGAAAAAACTGTTATTACGCTGCCGTCTATATGCGGTAAAATACAGATAGGGATATGCAGCAAGACGGAATTTGAACAGCTCACAGGCGACAGCGCCGACACAACGCTTGCCGGAAAAATCATAAAGCGGCACATCATCGGAAAATACAAGTCCCTGCCGGCGGCAGAGATTGCAAGGCTGACGATGAGATATCTGGAAGAGATAGTAAAGCTCACAGAGAAATACGGCGAATACCTGAAGATACCCGAAAGCAGTATCCCGATGGAGAGCATTCTTCCGCCCTGCGACCTGCCGCCGCACACCACTGCGGAAAAGCTGGTGTGTGATTACTCGGGGCTGAAAATGACCGAGGTGCAGGAACTGAATTTCCTTGTTTACTGCCTGCTGAGGGCAGATGCGGTGAAGTTCAACCTAAGCGGCACAGAGCGGGGCATAGAATACCTGAACAACGCCTATGTGGAAATGTTCGCCGAATATGACAGGCAGGCGTTTCTTACGGGCAATTACCACAGGAGGTTATGCAATGACAAACAGCTGGGGAAGGACCGGGCTTACGAGGTCAGATGACGGAAACGTTGAGATAGACCTTGTGGGTGCGTACATAACATTTAGCGCAGAGATACAGGGCGAGATAGAAATGATAATCAGGCGGCTGGGCCGTGAGATGCAGGCGGAGCTTGAAGAAAAGTCGCCCGACGGAAAGTATTATCTGAAAAAATACAAAGGGAAAACATACCGATACAGCAGGAAAAGCTCCGGGGCATACAAGCGTGGCTGGAAGGTCAGATTCAGCGACAAGAAGAAGGGCACCGGCGGAAAGATCACAGCCACGGCATACCAGAAGGGCGAAGAGTACAGGCTTGTACATCTGCTTGAATTTGGTCATAAGATGCCCCACGGCGGCAGCTTCAAGGGAAATCCTATGGTTGCGGAGATCCAGGAAAAATACAGAAAAAAAGCGGTTGAAGAAATAAAGCGGCTGTTATACAAATAACAAGCCGAACATTACGATTGGAGGCGGATATATGACAGATAAAACTGTTGAAAAGCTTGCTGACGGATTTTTCAGGCGAATGAGACTGCCCGAGGACATAATGTCGGACGCAGGAGAACGTGCCAACATGAGGGACTATATCGCATCGGGTACGTCGTTCCTGAACCTTATAGCTTGCGGGAAGAACATTGACTACGAAAATGACGACCTTGCCCGTGACCTGCTGTATAATTACTGCTTTTACCAGCGGTCGGACTGCATTGAAAAATTTTCGTCCGCATACCGCAGCAGGCTTATTGAGCTGAGAAACAGGGCGATCGCAGGTGTTCTGGCGGTGGAGGCAGTCGGAGAATGAGGAAGATAGAAAACAGCATCAAGACGGAATACTTTGCCGACGGCATAGTGTATCTGTATCCGCTGACGAATGCCGGGGAGCCTGACGAGGGGCGGAAGCTGAAAAGATACTTCGGGGAGCGGAACATGACCTACAAGCGCATTATGGACGCTATGCAGGTACAGTCGGAATACAGCAGGCTGATATGCGTTCCGCTGACGGGAGCGGGAGCATACGGAAAGATACGCTGCGCCGAGATATCGGGACGGCGGTACCGTGTGGAAAGCGTACAGGAGATAAGCTCGGCGCTTCCTCCTGTGGCTGTTCTGTCGCTTTCGGACTGGGACGCAGATACAAGGATATAAACGGAAAGGAGGGTTAAAATGGGATTAGCTGATTTTCTCGGAAACATTTTCAAGACAAAGACAGCCGACCCGCAAAGGCAGGAGATCGTAGTATCGGGAAGCTGTGTGTATGCTCCCGCAGAGCAGGCGGTACAGCTCCAGCGGCTGGCGCAGTATATGTGCAAGGACTACATAGCATCTGCGGTGGGAAAATGTGAGTTCCGCACATTCCTTCGTGGCCGGGAGACCAAGGGAGACGAATATTACATCTGGAACGTGTCGCCCAATCCCAACCAGACATCAACGGAGTTCTGGCGGGAAGTTATATACAAGCTGTATGACGACACTGAGGTGCTCATCGTGCCCTTTGGCGACAAGATGATAGTGGCTGACGGATTTACCAAGAAGGAATATGCGGTAAAGCCCTCGGTGTTTACGAACATCAGCAAGGGCGACTGGGTGGCAAACCGAAGCTACACCAGCGAGACGGCAATATATTTATCCCTGCCTGAGGGGATAACGCCATCGAACATTACGGCTGATATCACGTCGCTGCTTAACAACACGCTTTCGGAGGCGGCGGACAAGTACAAGCTTGAGGGCGGCGAAAAGGGAACGTTTGAATATGACTCCGACATGATGGGTGACGAGAAATACAACGATGCGGTCAACAAGGCGCTGGAAGAGGATTTTGCGGCATACTTTTCCGCAAAGTCTGCGGTAATGCCCATATATGCGGGCATGAAATACACGCCGTTTACCAACAATTCCGGGCAGAAAACATCTATCGTTAATGACATCACGTCACTGCTGGATCAGGCGGTAAAGGTGGTGGCGCAAAGCTACAAGATACCGCCTGCCCTGATACTTGGCGAGGTGGCAGACACCAAAACGGCGGTGGACAATCTGCTGACGTTCTGCATTGACCCGCTTCTGGACATGATAACGGAGGCAATGAATGCGGTCAGGTACGGCAAAAGGGTACTGGAAGGCAGCTGCATAGAGGCGGACACAACAGCGATAAAGCACGTGGACGCTCTGAGCATTGCAGGAGACCTGGACAAGCTGATATCCGCCCGCATCTACAACACCAATGAGATACGCCGAAAGATAGGCGAGCCGAAAATAAACGAGCCGTGGGCCGATGAATACGTAATGACCAAGAATTATGAGGCGGTCACAGGCTCAGGCACAAGCGATAAGGAGGATAATAACGATGGGCAAGGCAAGAATGAGGATTGACAGCCGTGTTTTACAGATGGCTGAGGACAAGAAGAAGGGTGTACTGTACATCTACGACACGGTACAGAATGACGGGTACGACTGGTGGAACGGTGAGAAGATAGTCTCGGAAACATCTGAGGCGTTTATCCGTGACCGCCTGGCAGAAATGGGAGCGGTGGAAGAGCTTGATATCCACATTTCCAGCTCGGGCGGCAGCGTAAAGGTGGGGTTGGGCATTTACAGTCAGATCAAGTCCTTTGGCTGCCCCAGAAAGGTTGCATATATCGACGGCATGGCGGCAAGCATTGCCACAGTCATTGCTATGGCGGCCGATGAGGTCGTCATGCAGAATGCGGGACTGATGATGATACATGACGCCTGGATAGAATACACCTCAGGAAATGCCAAGGAGCTGAGGAAGGAAGCGGACGACCTGGACGTTATCACAAGTGCCAGCAAGACGGCATACCTGGAACACTCTAAGGGCAAGATCACCGAGGAACAGCTTACGGCATTTATGGACGCTGAGAGCTGGCTCACTGCGGCTCAGTGCCTGGAATACGGACTGTGCGACAGGATAGGCGAGGCAGAGGTAGACGAAGAGGGCGGCGGCCCCATGCAGGCGGCAAGAATTGCGTGCATGATGGGCGGCGTGGAGCAGGCAGGAAAGATAATGGCTGAAATATCCATGCTGAAAAAGCGCATTGAAGCGCTGGAGCAGTCGGGAGATGACAGGGGGACTTCCGCTGCATCTGAAAACGAGGCAAGAGAAAAGAAGAAGCGCACCCGCTCGGCTGTAATGGCTGCTGTGCGTGGCATGGCAGACGTGATAAAGTGATGTTTTTTATGCCCCTCTGAAAACTGTTAAAGCGCAGGCGTTTTTTTATGCTACACTGAAATTACCGAAACGAAAGAAAGAAAACAACAAAAGGAGGAAATACATATGCCAAGCAATATGACACAGGGCTCACAGTCTGCCGACCTTACAAAGGCAGAGCGTGAACAGATGACCAAAAAGCTTCAGCAGGCTATGGAGTCGGGCGACGAGGCGCAGGCGGCACAGGCTATGGCTGAGTTCGGCGAGATGATCCAGCAGGCTGTTATCAGCGAGGCACAGGCAGCTGCAGTGGGAGCGGTCGCAGACTCCAACATTCTTGCGGCACGTGGTGTGCGTCAGCTCACCTCCACCGAAACCAAATACTGGGAAAAGGTGATCGCAGCGCTGAGATCGGACGACTACAGACAGGCACTGAGCAGCATCGAAATTGCAATGCCTGAGACCACTATCGACAGTGTATTCGATGATCTGGTGCAGCAGCACCCTATCCTCGACGCTATCGGATTTATCAACACAAACGGCAAGGTCAAGATGATCGTCAACAAGGGCGGCATTCAGCTTGCGGTCTGGGGTCCTCTCACAGGTGCTTTTAAGACTGAGCTGGAGGGCAGCATTGACGAGATCGACACAGGCATGTACAAGCTCCAGGCATTTATCCCTGTTTCAAAGGCTATGCTTGACCTGGGTCCCGCATGGCTGGACAAGTATGTGCGCACTATCCTTTCCGAGGCGCTGGCTTTCGGCATGGAAAAGGCTATCATCTGCGGCACAGGCAAGGACGAGCCTGTAGGCATCAATCGTGTAGTAGGCAAAAATGCCGTTATCACTGCAGGGGTGTATTCCGAAAAGGAAGCTATCAAGGTGCCTGACTTCTCCCCTGCGACCTACGGAGAGCTTTGCTCAAAGCTGGCAACAAACAGTGAATCGGGTCTGGCACGCACTGTCAGCGACCTTATCATGGTGGTCAATCCCGTGGATTACCTCAAGATAATCATGCCTGCCACCACTATCATGTCCCCTGACGGCAGATATATCAACAACGTGCTCCCCGTGCCCACAAAGATCGTACAGTCCCAGGAATGCCCTCAGGGCAAGGCTTATCTGGGTATCGGCAAACGCTATTTCTTTGCGCTGGGTACTTCCAAGGGCGGCAAAATCGAGTACGATGACAGCGTACAGTTTATGCAGGATAACCGTGTTTATGCTATCAGGCTTTACGGCAACGGAATGCCTCTGGATAACAATGCGTTTATCACCCTTGACATTTCCAAGCTTGCGGCGCTCCACTACAGCGTTACCACACTGGCGGAAGCAGCGAAAACCGAGGCGTCTGCTGCGGGCGGCGATAAGGGTGGTACCTGATGTACGATATCAGCGCAGAGGCGATCGTTGAACTGATAAAAGAAAGGCTCGGCATCTCAGCGGCGGAGGAGTTCCCCGCTGAGATAAATCCGCCCTATTGTCTGGTTTTAACGCCGGCTGCAAGGATCGAAGCTGCTGATATGGGAAGAATTTTCAGCAGGGAACAGACCTACAGGATAGAACTGTACACCAGGTACAAGAAGGATCCTTTAAGGGACGAGCTGCAGGACCTTATATACAGCGAGATACCTGCAGGCGAATTTAACGAAGAAGAGGGACTCAGCGACATCGGCAGGCTGTACCTGACGGCGATAGAGTTCAGCATCTGATAAAGAGAAGGGAGAGAATAAAATGGCATCTTCTATGAACAACAGAGTTTTCAAAGGCTCCGGTTACATATTCTGCCGAAAGCACACAGCATCGGTCACATATCCCGCTGTTGCCGATATGGCAAGCATGACCGATGAAGAGGCAACGGCTATCGACACATTTGTGCGTGCTCTGGCTACTGCTGAAAACGAGCTGGGATATCTGAAAAACGGCATCACATTCAACGAAAATATTACGGCGCTCCAGGATCAGGACGATATGGGCCGCCTTAAGGTCAACGACCTGCAGTCTGAGGACGCAAATGCTTCCTTTTCGCTTTTTAACGCCAATGCGGCGACCATTGCAAAGGTCAACCCCCTTTCCAAGACTGCCGCAAACACGACAAAAAAGATAGCCCTTACCAACATGGGCGGTATTGCAAACAAGGACGACAGCGAATACGATATCCTGTTTGTACACCCCGACACCGAGTTCGGTGATATCTGCGTTTACAGTCTGGCGAAAAACATCACGGGTCTTACGATCGGGTTCCAGCCCAGTGCTGTAACGCCCCTTGCCTGCAATTTTGCGGCGCAGGCTATTGATACAACAGGTGTGCTGTACAAAATATCCGAGCATGAGCCCGGTAATGCTGTTTACACACCCGGTAAGGAAACATAAAAACTAAGAGCGGCGCACGCCGGGAAAGGACAGTCAACCAGTTCGGCGGCTGTCCTTTTATTATTTCGGAGGGAATATGGCAAAAAAATTCGGTTTTACGGCGGAAATAAGTGCGGACTACTCGGCTCTCAACGAGGCGCTGAAAGATATAAACAGTGCTTCTCAGAAGCTTAACAGCGAACTCAGGGAGATAAACCGTGAGCTAAAGCTTGACCCGGAAAATGTCATGCTTGCAGCACAAAAAATGGAGGTACTGAAGCAGTCTGCCGAGCAGGCTGAAAAGAAGCTTTCGGAGCTGACGAAGCAGCAGGAAGCAATGAATGCGGCTCTTAATGCAGGTGAGATATCCGACAGTGATTACCGAGAATATCAGCGTGAAATAGAAAAATGCAACAGGACCATAAAAGAATACAGGCAGGCAAATGAGCAGGCGGCAAACGCTACCCAAAAGCAGAGTAATGCGTTTGAAGATCTGAAAAGTTCAAGTGCCGACCTCGATAAGACTTACACAAACGCCTTAAACGAACTTAAAGAAGTCCGCTCGGCTATGAACTCCACCGGAGAATCCTCGGTGCTGTTCAGGCAGAAAATGCAGCTTTTACAAACTGCATCAGATGCACTCAAAGCCAAGCTTGAAATGCTTAAAAATGCGCAGGAACAAATGAAAAGTGCATTCGAGAATGGCAATATTTCAGGGGAAGAGTACAGGGCGTTCCAGCGTGAGATTGAAAACACAACTGCTGAGTTAAAATCGCTCGGTAATGAGGCGCCGAATGCTTCCCAGTCTGTAGGCGGATTTGGGGACACGGTCAAGGCTATAATCACTTCCAAGGCTATTATCGGACTGGCAGAGGGCGCAAAAGCGGCGGCAGAGGCGCTTATCGACCTGGGAAAATCATCTGTTGAAAGCTATGGAGAGCTGGAACAGAACCTGGGCGGTGCCGACGCTGTTTTCGGGCAGTATTCGGAAAGCATCAAAAAGACTGCCGAGGACGCATATAAGACCATGGGAACGTCCCAGTCGGAATATCTGGCAACGGCAAACAAGATGGGTGCGCTCTTCCAGGGTTCGGGCGTGGAACAGCAGAAGTCGCTGGAGCTTACCGAAAAGGCTATGCAGCGTGCCACGGATATGGCATCTGTTATGGGCATTGAAACTTCTGCGGCATTGGAGGCAGTGACGGGAGCGGCAAAGGGCAACTACACCATGATGGATAATCTGGGTGTTGCCATGAACGCAACCACACTAAAGGCATATGCACTGTCAAAGGGATTGGATGTTACTTGGGACAGTGCCTCGAACGCTCAGAAGGCTGAAATAGCCATGCAGTATTTTTTTGAGAATACAGAGCAGTATGCGGGCAACTTTGAGCGTGAGGCACGTGAAACGGTAAGCGGTTCTATCGGTTTGCTTACGGCTTCTGTGGAAAGCCTTATGGCAGGGCTGGGAAATTCCGAGGCTGATATCGTAAATCTGACGCAGAATGTTATTGATGCGTTCGGCAGTGTAAAGGATAACGTAATGCCTGTATTGCAGGCAGTGTCTGATGCTCTTCCGCAGGTGGCGCAGGAGCTGGTTGAGGCTATTCCCGAGGTTATTCCCGAGGTTGCGGGAATGGCGGAGGAGATAATCGCCGCACTGGGAGAGGGGCTGGAAGCACAGCTGCCGAACATTACAGACATGGCGGTAGAACTGCTTACGGCATTTGCACAAAAGCTTACAGAGGCACTGCCTGCTATTGCCGACGGTGCTGTGCTTATAGTTACGACCCTGGCTGACGGCATAGGCGAGGCGCTGCCCGACCTGGTCCCTGCGGCTGTGGAGGCTGTTGTTAAAATAGCGGAATCGCTGCTTGACAACATGGACGTTATTCTCGATGCCGCCCTGAAGATCATCGAGGGGCTGACCGAGGGGCTTTTCAGGGCATTGCCCGGGCTTTTGCAGGAAGCACCCACGATCATTGCCAAGCTTGTTACGGCGCTGACAGATGCAGCGTATGAAATTATCATCGGTGTGCCCGAGGCTATTGTTAACGGCATTGTTGATGGTCTGGGCGGATATGACTGGACGGGCGGTGCAGACAAAGCTATAGGAAACCTCAAAGCAGCGCTTGATAAAGCGGCAGAGAAGTGGAATATATCGGAAATATGGGCGGACAAGATAGTTGCCGATGATGGCTATGAGGTACTGGGGTCACAGGACGAGGCGGACGCACGCCTGCAGGCGGCGCTTGATGAGCTGGAAGCCAAGAACGGAGAGCTGACAGGGGCATACAAGGAGCTTGCGGACGAGCTGGACGCCTCATCGGCTGAGGCGTCGGAAAGCATAAGCGAATCGGGCGAACAGGTAGCCGATGCCATGGCGGGTGCATCAGATGCCACATCACAGGCGGCTGATGAATTGGCAGATCAGGTAACGTCGAAGATGGACACGCTTAAAGCGGAGCTTAAAACGCTGGAGCATGAATATAAGACCCATAAAATTTCGGAAGAAGAATACTGGAAAGGGCGAAAGTCTCTTCTGGAGGAATATAAGGACGATGACAATGAGGAATGGCACGCCTTATATGACAAGGTAACAGAGCACTATGACAAGTTGGCCGAAACCGAAAAGAAAGCCCGTGAGCAGGCGGAAAAGAAGCAGAAAGAGGAGAAAAAGACACAGACCTCTGAGGCAAAAAAGGACTTTGACGACCTTCTGAAGCAGCTCACTGATGAGGAGATAACACGGGAAGAATTTAACAAGAAGTATGAGGAAATGACTGCCGACCTTGCCCAAAAGGAGATAGACATTTCCAAATATGCGTCCGACAAGATAGCTGACTATGACAGGAAGATACGCAAGGAAAATATGACCGCCTGGGAGAAATCTTCCAAGGAGATAAGCGACAAGATAACCAAGAACTATGAGAACGTTACGAAAGCCTATGAAGCGGCAAGAAAGAAGATAATCTCATCTGCCAAGCTCATTGACGAGACGGTAACGGACACATCGGGCAACAAGAGGTATATCCTGTCCGACTTTGAGAAGCAGCGCAAGGAGCTGAAAAAGTATCGTGAGGACCTGGAAAAGCTCAGGAAAACAGGTATCTCGGACGACCTTATGGAGCAGGTGATGTCACTTTCCTACGACAGTGGGGAGCGGCAGGGCTATATATCCGAACTGCTGAAAATGGGTGAAAGCCAGCGCAAGAAATACTACAAGGACGTTGACGCTTACCTCGCTGAGGCATCGGAAGCTGCAAAGGGTGAGGTCGCCGATGACCTGGCAGAGGCTGACAAGCAGGCCAAGGAGGGCATTGAAAAGATATACGGCGATATGCCCGAAAACGCCTATGAAAAGGGCGTTGAAACGGCGCAGGCGTATATTGACGGCATCAACAAGACCATGGCATCGGCAGGGAGCCTGAGGACCATGACGGCGGACTATACCGCAAGCAGTCAGACTGCGGCGGCGGTAGCTGCATCTTCGGGTGCGGCAGGCAGTCAGGGGGCGCAGGCGGCCGGGACAGCGGCGGTGTCTTCCGGCGGTACAAATCTGTACAGCGGTAATATGCAGATCACAATAAATGTAGCCGGCAAGCAGGCTATCAAGTGTACGCTTGACGAGCTTATCCGCAAGGGCAAGCTGGCTGATGCAAGATAAAGATAGGAGGTGCAGGAGTAATGTCAAAGGATTTTAACGGCGGATATCAGATCACACTGGGGACGACCAAGTGGGACCTGCTCAACGGATACACGCCGTCTTGGGAAAACGAGGAAAAGGAAAATTTTGAAAATTACGATTTTTCCACGTTTACCGAATACAAGGGCACACGTTTCTCGGCCGCTTTTAAGGTTGGGAAGCTCTGCGAGGCGGACAAAGAGGCATTGCTCAAGCTTTTACAGCCCCGAATTATACAGCTCACCTGTCCCGATTATTCCGGGCAGGTAAAAATAAGCGGGGTGGGGGCGGAGCTTATTTCGGCAAACAGCCTCGGGAAATGGTACACAGTGAGTTTTACAGCCACTGCGACATCGCTGACTAAGCTCAGCGACGGTCTTTAGCCTGGTAATTACAGCAGCAGGCGGAAATGTGGAGAAATTCGGAAGTGTGACGGTGACTAAGGCTGTTGACGGGCTGGGAACGTCGGGGATATGCACATCTCAGCTGACATTTGCCACACCTGCCCCGTTTAATGCGTACAGGGCGGCGGAGGTGGTGCTTACGGGCGTTTCGGGGCTGCCTAAGTATTATATTGACAGCAGGACACAGTCTGACGGTATAGTTACGGTGACGTGCCTCGACCGCATGGCGTTTACGGACGAGGAGTTTCCTTATTCGACCCTTGACAGCTCCGTGGGAGAGGACGTGCCGATAGGGACGGTAATGCAGCTTATCGTCAACACGGTAGGCGGACTTACAGGCTTCGGGGGGATACCGCTATGGCTGCAGACGTACCCAAAGAGCAAGCTCAGCGGAGTGACGTGTGCTGATATCCTGACCGAGATATCGACAGCGGCGTGCGGGATCTGGTACATAACCGACGAGGAAAACTTGCAGTTTTTGCCCTACGGAAGCACCTCGGGAGATATCCCGAGCGACAAGCACACGGCACTTGACCTCGGCACCGAGTTTACGGCAACGGGCGTCAAGTGTGTGGACGGCAGCGGCAACATCTATGTTGCGGGTGATGCGAGCCGAAAATATGACAGCATAAACATTGAATCCGACATCGCAAGCCAGGCAGGGTGCAGCGAGATATTTTCCAGGGCAGAGGCCTACACCCACACGGCATACAGCTGTCAGCGGTGCAGGCTATCGTCAATACCGCCCACAGGCGGGCGCATCATCTTCCGGGGGAGCGGAACATACCGTGCTGGATCTCTTACGGCGGATATATCATCTGCAGGCATTTTTGCTGAGGTATCAAATCCTGAGCCGTCAGGGTCGGAGATCGGAGTGAGAGGCAGAAATCTGCGTGACCTTGATGCACGCCTAAAGCTCGGTGTCAGCGGTGCAATGATATTTACCAAGTATCAGGGTGTTGTGCTGACCGACGGAGAGGAGACGGTGAACAGTGGCTAAGGCTAAGGCTAAGTATGCTGTTAAGTCTCTGGGCGATGGGCTTTTCCGCAGCGGTGGGGATATATACTGTAAATACCCTTGTCTGTCATTTGAACGCATTGACGGGGAAACATCGGGCAAGGCGATATACGAATACGAGCCGTACACCATTACGGTAACGTATGATATTGACGGCGGGAAAAGAAAGAATGCACACTGGACGAGGGTGTATAAGGAGGCGAGCGGGTGATTTTAGACGGAGGGCTTATTTTACAGGCGCTGGCGGGTGGGGGGACCTCGGGTGGCAAGGTCAAGCCCATAACTATAACGGAAAACGGAGTATATAATGCGCCTGAAGGATACACGGGATATTGCCCTGTGACGGTTGATGTGCCGCAGAGCAGCGGATTTCTGACGCTGGAACAGCTGGCGGCGCTGCCTACTGCGTGCAGTCTGAGCTATGGGGATTATAGAACGGACGTTAAAGTCCATGCTGATAATACGTTGGG